TCGTTAATTACCTTGTCAAGTGTGGTGGTAAAGTTTAACATAAAAATACCTCCTGTAAAATATTATAAGTTAAATTACATATTACGTATTTAATTGTTAAGGAGCAGTAGGTGTTTTTTTGTTTGCAATGTTATTATAACATACCTTTAGTTATTTGTAAAGGGGTTTTTATAAAAAAATTTACACAAAATTATTATTTATTTTTTGTGTATTTTGTATACCCAATAAATACGTTACAACAACAACAATATTACCCATTTTATTGTAACGTGTTTTGAAACATTTTGCGGCTGTTTTGTTGTTTACCCGGTATAGTTACACGTTAACATAATAATACACGTAAAAACCCACGAGAACGGCTTAAAAACGGGTACAATATATAGTATTACAAAGCACAATAAACACAATATATAGTAACCCAATATGTAGTATTATAATTGAGCAGTGTATGTACTGTATATTGGGTTACTATATATTGGGTTTACTATATACAGCGCACTACTATATATAGTAACACAAGATATAGGCGGCGGAGAACGTAAAGAGGCACAATATATAGTGGTACGATATATAGTATAAACAGCAATAATACAGACACAATATATAGTAGTACGACATATAGTAGGCGGAGAATACAAGGCGGTACAATATATAGTACCACGATATATAGTAATATAGAAGAATATAGGTACAAGATATCGTACCGGTACGAGATATCGTACCAGTACGAGATATCGTACCCGATTTCACCATATACCACGAGATATCGTACCGGTACGAGATATCGTACCCGATTTCGCCATATACTACGAGATATCGTACCGGTACGAGATATCGTACCCCCGGGGTGGTCCGGGATGAGAGGCGGAGGCCATTTGATGGTCACTCTCACAGCATTCCCGCCAATAAAGGCCGAGTCGAAAATTTTTTCTCTCGCTATAAAGAAGGCCTCGAACCGAGTAATGCTCTATTAGAGCCGAGTGCTATATACCGAGTCGACTCGATATCTGCCGAGTAATTAGAACCGAGTAATACTCGGCGAGGAATTTTATTACTCGGTAGAAAATACTCGACTCGGCTCTAAATGATTTATCGAATGTCTCAATAGAGTCTTTACAAATGACTCTAATTATAGTAGAATAAAAGTAAATCAGAGTAAATTTCCTGAAGTTGAAATAATTAGAAGATAGGGGGTAATAGATAGTGAAGAAAATCTACCTACCTGAAATAGTAGGTGGTGGATATAGAGAATTTTGGAACTTTAAAGGTAGATATCGTCTTGTTAAGGGCGGGCGTGGTAGTAAAAAGAGCTGTACGATGGCTTTGTGGCTTATTTATAATATAATGAAATATCCTCTCGCTAATGCTGTTGTTATCCGCCGGTATTTTAATACTCATCGTGATAGTACCTTTGCTCAGCTAAAATGGGCAATTAATAGGTTTGAAGTACAAAACGCTTGGAAAGCTACAATGAACCCTCTGGAGCTCACCTACCTCCCAACCGGACAGAAGATTCTATTCAGAGGTTTTGATGACCCACAATCTATCACATCTATTACTGTAGAAACTGGTCACTTATGCTGGGTGTGGATTGAGGAAGCATTTCAGATTACTGATGAAGAAGAGTTTAATAAACTCGACCTTTCTATCAGAGGTGCTGTACCTCCTGGATATTTCAAACAAATTACCTTCACCTTCAACCCGTGGTCAGAGAATATTTGGATTAAGAAAAGATTCTTTGACGCTTACGAACGAGGTGAAAGAAAAAATATACTTTGCTTCACCACCAATTATATGTGTAATGAATTCTTAGATGCTGCTGACCTAGAAGTATTTGAAGAGATGAAAATTAAAAACCCTCGTCGATATCAAATTGAAGGTCTCGGAAATTGGGGTGTCGCAGAGGGTCTTGTTTATAATAACTGGGAAGAACTCGACTTTGATATTGAAGAACTTCGCTCGATGACTGATAAAGGAGATAGACCTATCTATCAAGAACTATATGGTCTTGACTGGGGCTTCTCTAATGACCCGACAGGTTTCATTGCGTGCCTGGCAAATGAGAAGACGAGGGAAATTTTTATCTTTGACGAAATATACGGGTACAGGATGACAAACCTCGAAATAGCAAACAAGCTGAAAGAGAAAGGCTATGATAAATGTCTTATTATCGCGGATAGTTCTGAACCTAAATCTATTGAAGAGCTTCGTCGAGCAGGTATCCAAAGAATTCGTCCTGCAAAGAAAGGTCCTGACTCTGTTCGTGCTGGTATTCAGAAACTTCAAGATTATCGTATCTATGTCCATCCGAGATGCACAAATACTATTATAGAGCTAAATAACTATGTCTGGGACAAAGATAAGGACGGAAGAGTTCTCAATCAACCAGTAGATGATTACAACCATTTAATGGACGCTCTTCGTTATGCGACAGAAAGGATTGGACAAAATACTTTCAGCTTTTGAGAAATATTTTTGGAAAACTCTTTACTAACCGAGGAGTGTTTGCTATAATATTACCATAAAGTAGATCGAACAAAAGCTGGAGCATAGGAGGAGTGAATAATGTTCTGGATTGGGCATACTCAAACGGAGATTATCTCAAAACAAATTGCAGATGATTCTCCTCAAGGAAAAGAACAGACCGCCTTTCTGACGTCGGTCATTTCTGAATTTGAACAAAGTGAATTCAGAAAATATATGGACATAGCTTGGAGATATTATAAGAACGAAAATGATATCTTGGAAAAGAAGAGATATGTCATCGGCAAAGACGCTCAAAACAATCCTGTTCTCATGGAATCAAAAGTTCTTTCAAATAACAAGCTGTGTCATAATTTTATGAAGAAGCTTACTCGGCAAAAGATTGCATATATGCTCGGCAAGCCTTTTACATTAAGTGCAAATAAGGAAGACGATGCTAGAGCAGAAGAGATGTTCAAACTCGTCCAGGAATATTTCGGAAAGGAATTTTACAAGCTCATTAAGAATGTTGGTCGTGATTCTATCGTTAAGGGTATAGGCTGGATTCATGTATATTATGATGAGGAAGGAAAACTCAGATTCATGCGTTGTGCTCCAGAAGAGGTTATTCCTCTCTGGGCAGACAGTGACCATACAGAACTTGATGCTGTCATCCGAAAGTACACAGTGCAACAATACACCAGAGGTCGTAAAAAGCTGTTGACGTTCGTTGACTACTATACCAAAGAGGCTGTTTACCATTATAGGTACAACGATGACGGCGTTCTTATTCCAGATGAAGAAAGAGGTTTTCGCTCTGCCAATTTCTCATTGAAAAGTGTAGGAGAGGACGGAAAAGAACGAGAAATTGGCGTCATGTGGGCAAAAATTCCATTTATTCCTTTTAAGTATGACCCTGACGAACAGAGCTTGCTGGTTCGTATTAAATCTCTTATTGATGATTACGATAAGAAGACGAGCGAAATCGCTGATAATATAGACGACTTCCCTAACTCCATTACAGTGGTAAAGAACTACGACGGCGCGTCTAAAGAAGAGTTTGTCCACAATAAGAATCAGTACCGAACAATCTTCGTACAAGGTGATGGTGATGCTCGTACACTAGAAACTCCTCTTAATATAGAAGAAATAGACAAGCATTTGCAGCGTCTGCGTGAAGACATTTATGAATTCGGACAAGGTGTCAATACTGCTGATAAAGATATCAGAGATACATCAGGTGTTGCACTCCGTTTCCTCTACGCCGACCTGGATATGGATTGTGCCGATTGGGGTAGTGAGTGTGAGTGGTCACTGATGTTGCTCATCTGGTTCATTCAGCAGGACCTTATCGCTCGTGGCAAGGACGATTTCACAGATGTCAGCTACAGCATTATCTTCAACACAGATGTCATTGTCAATGAGACTGAGACAATTCAGAACTGCTTTACCAGTGTTGGACTCATCTCTGGACGCACTATTGCTGCTAATCATCCTTGGGTTATGAATGCTGATAAGGAATTAAAGAAACTCCGAGAAGAGCAGGGTGATATTCTTGAGCTTGAGTCCGAATACGGTGAAAAGATAGATCAGCCGGCAGAGGGTCAGAGAGCACCGAGGGCATAGGAGGAGATTAAATGCGAGGTAAAGATTATTGGGAAAAGCGAATGCTGAATGCGACACTCGCGTCTGAACGCTCCGTCCTGGAATATGAGCAATTGCTGCTTCAAGCATACGAACTTGCTTTAATCGAAATCCGCAAAGAGATTGATTCTTTCTTTCAGAAGTACGCCAAAGACAATAAGATACCATATGCAGAAGCTCGTCGCAGATTAACTCTTGCTGAAAAGAAGAATTTTGAGACGCTGCTTAAAGAGTGGTATTCTATTGCATCTGAAAATGGGTACTCTGCAGAATACAAGCAGTATCTGCAGGAGCTCGGAAAGAAAGTTTACATCACTCGTCTTGAATCACTGGAAGCCTCTATACGGCACGAAATTGAAAAGTTGAAGAACAAACAATATCAATGGATGTCAGACCTTATGGCTACAAATTATATGGCAGGGTATTATACTGCCTATTATAATGTAGCACAGGGTATTGAGGTTTCTGTTAAATTTGCGACGGTGAATAAGACAGGCATCGAAAGAGCTATCAAAGAGAGGTGGGATGGACGAAATTATAGTGACTCAATATGGAATGATAAAGAAAAGCTCATACGAGCGATACAAACCATTCTTCCTCGGTCATTTTCAATGGGACTTAATTCCACGACTCTTGGGGATATGATAGCGAAAGAACTCAATGTATCTAAAAATCGAGGAAGGGCTCTTGCAAGGACGGAAATTAATTATCTTCACAATCAAGCCACTCTTGATGTCTATAAAGCGTGCGGAGTAGAGAAGTATCAGTTCCTTGCTACTCTGGATATGAGAACATCTGAAATCTGTCGTAGTATGGACGGATTTATCGGATATGTGTCACAAGCCAAAGTCAATGTCAACTATCCGCCAATGCATGTCAATTGTCGTTCTACTACCATTCCCTATTTCGAGGACGATGATGCTTTAGATAGAATTGCCAAAGATGAGAGAGGCAATAATATCAAAGTTCCAAGACGCATGACCCAAGAAGAGTGGATTAAAAAATATGTTCCTGAGGAACAAAGGGATAAATTGCTGAGGTTTCAAGAAAAATATTCAAGAGACGAATAAATATTTATAGAAGACTCTTTACAAACGACTCTGGACATATTATAATATATTTGAACCGATATTTCATTCAGGTGGAGCTGACCACCGAAAAAGAAGCGAGAATGAAAGGAGCGCACATAATGAACAAAGAATCTCTAATTGCAGCAGGCTTCACAGAGGAGCAGGCGGCTAAAATCATGGAGATGCATAAGAAAGCCATCGACGGTAATTATGTACCAAAGGCGACTTTCGAAGCGGAGCGTGAGAAATGCAAAAACCTGACTGCTCAGATAGCCGAACGAGACAAGCAAATTGCCGAACTCGGAACTTTCAAAGGTACTGTGGAACAGCTCAAGATGAAGGTAGCAGAACTGGAGAAACAGAACAAAGAGGCAAGAGAAAAGTTCGAAGCCGACTTGTTACAGGCTCAAAAAGAGGCTGCCATTAGGCTTGAAATAGCAAGTTCTGTTATTGATCCTGATGATGTCATTCCGAAGCTGGACCAGTCCAAGATTGTTTTCAAGGACGGTAAAATCGTCTCAGGCTTGACTGAACAGTTAGAAGAGCTGAAAAAGACCAAACCTCATTATTTTAAGACGGAGAAGAAAGACCCGGAAGGTATACCTCCCGGATGGTTATTCGGTAGGACTCCTCCCGAAAGCACCGATGATATGAGCGGAGAGGGGAAGTCTGAAGCAGAACTGTTTGGCGAAATGCTGGCAAGTTTTAAACTCAGCAGTACCACAGCAGCTGAAAAAGTTGCAGAAACTTATTTCAAATAATTTAAGGAGGTAAATCAAATGGCAGTAGAGTATAAGTATCAGAATTATACGACTGGCAAACAGATTCTTGTTTTTCCTGACCACTATGTAGGCGTCGCACACACGTTCCTTCAGAACGATGCCGCCGCTGTGACTACGCCGGAAGGACGCAAGATTATCCAGGCAGGCACAATTTATCCTGCAAATGATGAAACCGCTATCGGAGTCGTATTCAGCGACATAGATGTTACCGACGGTGACCGTAATGGTACTATTATCATTCATGGATTCATCAAGAAAACAGCACTTCCTGCAAACCCGTCCGTCAACGCAATCGCAGCATTGAACATGATTAAGTTTCTACCTCTCTCAGCGGTAGAGGTAACACTTGTTGCAACCCCATTGACGATTGCCAACGGAGAAGCCAAGGACAAAACTCATAGTATTGTTGTT